TGATTCCTGAAAGAAATCTTTTACACGCTTTGGGTTTTCATTCAGATGGTAATGAGATGGAAGAACATGAAGTTTATGATAACTTTTCTGGACCTTTAATAGATAATAAAATGTTAAAAGAATTAATGAGAAAGAAAAAAGAATTTTTAGGATTAAACTCTAAGCATAATCAATTAGATGATGCTTACAATGCTTATGAATGTAATAAAATTTCTAATGAGTTACTTAAAGTCCCAGAAATAAGAAAAGCCTTTGATGATTTGGGTGGTACTCCTGCATCTATATTTGCTCCCGCTTACACTGGTGCGGCTTTAGGAATGGATTTCCATACATTGTTCAGGTCATTACATTATCCAATAGCGGATAAGGAAGGAAACTCTATTCTGGGTTCAACAAGAGGAGACCATATAACACCAAATGAAAATCAAGGTATGTTTGCTCATTTATTTTTTCCAAGACCAGAAGAAAGTAATATTAGTTCTCATGCTTTACAACATAATAAAAGAATGATAAAAGATACGGGAGGGTTTGATAATATTATAAATGCTGCTAAAAACCATTCTACTGCTCCTCACGTTGCTAGTATGTTACATGGCCGAACTGCTGTAGAAAATAAAGAAAAATTTGGAAGAAAAGCAAGACTTTCTGACATAGCACCACTTTTAACATCTATAAATCCTGATTACAATAACCCTTATGGGTTAGAAAGAGGAATGGGAATTGAAAGGATAGTTGATGATGATGTTGTAACAGATATAAGCGATACACTAGTAAATTCTTTTGAAGAGATATTTATGAAAGATAAAAAAGCGGATAGAAATAGTCTTAGTCATGCTTTACGATTGATGGCGAATCACGGTCTAGATTATTTTGATGCAAAAACTAATGATGATATTTCTTCTAAAACCTTTGAAAATTTTTATCATGGTGAAAGATTTCACAAGAAGTTACAAGATGATGCTCGCATTATTTCTGAAATGGTTAAACACTTAACTCAGTATTGCCCTGATAGTTTCTTAGACCCAAGTAATCCAAATATTAGAGGTAATATTGCGGTTTTATTTGCGGCTGCGAACAAGGCTTTGAAAGTATTACCACCTGAGTATTATGAAAAATTAGGTATACCTCATCCTACTACTTCAGATTTAGGCTTGAGTAAAGAGGAAGTACCTTTAGACCCTAACTTACATAGTCTTGGTAGTTTCATAAAAGAAGAAGGTATTCCAGTACATAGTAAAACTGATGCACACAAAATAGCAGAACAGTTAGGATTCCCCTTAGATAAAGAACATTTAGACCATATCAGAAAAACTTTAGGTACAATTCCTGAAGGTGAGGGAAGATTTTTGATGTCTCAAAAACAAATGTTATCTAGTTTACTTGATGATGACTATGATAGAGATTTAGATGAACACCTCCATGAAGAAGTAGGAGGGGATAGAAGTAGAAGTTTAAATGAAGAAAAAGTACTTCTTTCACGTAAACAAGCAAATGACCCAGAGTCAAGAAGAAAACGTGATTTACTAGGTCCACTTGTAACTAAGGAAAAAGATTTAGAATCAACATTTAGATTACTAAACAACATAGATGAAAGACATTCTAGAAATCCAGAACTAACTAAAAGAAGTCTTTCTCGTATATTATCAAAATTTGGTATAGACCACGATGCTGCTGATTTTGAAAACATGAAAAACAATCTAGAAGAATATTATGAAGAAGAAAGACATAATTTACATAGTGAAGCCTCTAAGATTTTAGAAAAAGAAAGTTTTGGTATTGAAAATGGCCTTCTTGACAATAGTAATAAGATTAGTAAGTTACTTGGTTTAAAAGAACATGCTGCCGCTTTAGGGATGACATATTTTGAACCGGATTATATAGAACAAAGTTTGAGAACTAAAAGCAAAGAAACTGGAGGAGAAGAAACATATAGACCTGCTAAAAACACACCGTTTATTTCTACTCATGGTAAAAAAAGAGCAACTACAAAAAATTTACATCCTTTTAGTAAAGGTATTCATGCTTTTAGGAATTTAGTTTTACATGATGGTTCAGATACACCTTTGGACACAAAAGTTTCTACTGAAAAAATAGATTGGTTTAATCAACCAGTTTCACATGATGGTAGTGGTCCTACTGTACCAAACATATTTGGGGATAGTTTTGTAAGTGGAATAAAAATGAAACATCAAGGTGATTTTTCTTTTGAAGGTGGTATGCCTTCTTTTAATTCAGAAATAAAAGGTGAGAGAAGATTAATAGAGCCTAATATTAGACACTTCAATACTGCATTTGGAAACGAAATGAGCACTCAACTACAAGACGCGGTACAATCAGTACCTTTAGAAAATGAGCAATCTCATGCAGAAATGACTCCTCAAGGTCATGCTGAAGCCCTTCCTGCACAAATGTCTGACGCTTTAAATTTATTAGGAAAAGATGCAGGAATCTATGCTAATTTATTATTGAATCCTGATGAATTATTAATTAAAGGGGATAAGGAACCCGGTTGGGTTCCACCAATTAGACCAATGCATAGAATATTCAAGTTTAAACAATTAGAAGAACTTAGAGGTTTTACTGGTGGTTGGTGTGTCTCAAAATGGTATGATGGAAAGAGATTAGTCATTACTAAGAAAAATAAGAGAGTTACAGCGTATTATGAAGATGGTAGTAGAGGTGCAGTTCCTGATTGGGTGAAAACAGGTATCAAAAAATTAGGAGAAAAAGATGCAACATTTGATACTATACTATCTAAGAAGAACCTACACGTAATTGACATCATGCATTATGATGGTACAGATATTATGGATATGACTGTTAGAGAGAGATTCAAAGTTTTAAGAGGACAATTTGATAGCCATGAAGAAGTGATAATTTGTGGACCACATGATACTCGATTTACAGATGATGAAGGATTGAAAGATGCAGTAGATAGTTTGAGTAAAGAACATTCTACACTTTTATTGAGAGATAATAAATCTACTTACATGCGAGGAGAAAAGAGACATCCTAAGTGGGTTTTATTGCGTAAGAATAGAGATTTAAATCTGATTGTATTAGATAGAAGAGGTGAAGCGCCTGAGTTTATTTACAGATTAGGTGCTGGCCCAGTAATCGACAAAGAAGGATTTGGGGATAGGGCTGTTCCTTTCAAAGACCAAGTTTATGTTGATGTAGCAACAATTACTAGTCCTAAACCGTTTGAAGAAGGTGAGATTGTTAGGGCTAGATTCACTGGGGTAGAAAAGAATGAAAACTATGAAAGAGATGTGTATAATGTTCAATTAAGTAAATTAGTTGGTGAAGGAGAGGGCGAAGGAAGTGCCAGTTTAGAGACACTATCGTTACTAGCAAAGGCTTTCCCTCCTATTCATTTACCGCACGATATAGATATAATTGATAGAAACGTAATTATCTCTTTACCTAATGATGATAGTGTTACATATAAATTAGAAAAATCTTCTTTAGGATATTGGGTTCATTCTCCCACTACTTCTCTTTCAGATATGGGCTTAGGTGAATATAGTATAGAGTTGTCTGAAAGTCTTAAGCCATTTTGGGGACAAGTTGCTAGTTTGATGTTGAAAGGAAAAGTGACTAAACTTCCTGCCGAAGATAAAAAAGTTAGAGAAGAAATACAAGAAGAAGAAAGTGCAGGTCTTGTAGATGCTGATGATAAAAACAGGTTGTTAAAACCTAATTTTGAAAAAGCCTTAGAAATTATAGAGAGAAGTTTAGATGTATTAGATAAAGGGCATTCAAACATGGCGGGAAGGGGTTTAGGTATTGATTTGGGAGAACCAAACGCCAGTCCAAGGGGTCCAACTGTTTTACAAGATGAAAGCACTATGCCTGATTATGATATGAGAAGTAGACCTACTGAAGAACCAGAGAAACCTGAAGACTATCCTAAAGCGGAAAGGGACACTAAGAAAAAGAAGCCTTCCGCTTCATATAAATAGTATAACATTTGATTCTCCTTGAGTATGATGTCTGCTACAGTACGTTCTGAAGGCACTCAAGGCATCACTATTCTAAAAGGTGGAGACCTAGTTGTCGCTGGATATGCTAGTGTTGAAGTCGTAGATAAACAAGGTGATAAAATCACAAAAGAAGCGTTAAAAGACGCTTTTGCAAAGTACATGCAAGATGAAAAGTTTCGTAATGTACAGTTAGCACATTCAAATATACAGGTCGGTGAGGTTATTCCTTCTTACACCGACAACCAAGGTCGTTTGTGGAAAAGCGAAGTTGATGACACAGGAATGTTTGTTGTCGTTGCTTTGAGAGATGACATTGAGAAGGCGAAAGAAGTCGCCGCAGAAATAAGAAAGGGTTCGCTTCGTGGTTTTAGTATTGGAGGACAGGCTTTCAAGCGTGTTCGAAAATCAGACGCTGAACACGGTGATTACCAAGAAATCAGCAAACTAGAACTTCACGAGATTACAATATGTGAGAGGGGCATCAATCCAGAGGCTACCTTTAGGATATTGAAACAAGACCAAATGGTGAAAAATATGACAAACGATGATAATGTTATGACGCAAATGACTGATGTCTTGTCTCGCCTTGAAGGTCGCCTTGATGATATGGAGAAAGCAATGCCTCCTGCTCTGAAAGAAGCGATGGACAAGAAGGGAGACAAACCCGAAAAAGCCGATGAAAAAGAAGCAAAAGATGACAAAAAGAAAGAAGATGCTGACGTAGAAAAGTCAGAGTTTTCCGATGTCATTACTTCTGAATACCTAAACTGGATGGAAGACACTCTAAAGAGTGCTGGAGTCGATGTTTACGGTGCAAGAAGTCACTTCGATGGACTCGAAAAAGCCAACCTTGGCTCAACCCCTGAAGCAATCGGAGACGGTGCTGATTACTTCGCAGGGCAAGTTAAAGGAAGAGCACAAGAAAACGGTGCGCCTTCTACTAACGCTGTAGGTAAAACTACTGGTAGTGGTGGAAAAGTTGCAAAATCCGATTTCTTAACTCCTGATATGGTATCTACATCTGATGTAGAGGCTGCATACGAAGTTTACAAAGCAGCAATGGAAGAAGCGGAACTACGCAAATCCCTTGAGCACGACTTCGCAAACCGATATGAATCAGAAAGAGCAGCAGAAATTACCAAAGCAACCGCAATGGAATTTGACGCTCGTGGTCCATTAGATGAGATTTCAAAAGCAATTGCTTCTCTATCCGAGAGAATTGACTCAATTACAACACCAGCAGAAACAGGTGAAACACTCACAAAGAGTGCAGATTCTGTTCCTTCAATTAACGTTCCTTCTACAGAAGACTTGGCAGAAATGTCATGGGATGAGGTGCACAACCTTGCAAACAGCGCATTTAGGAGTGCATAAAACAGGAGATGATGAAAAATGGCAAGAAATTATGTACGAACAATAACTGATATGGAAAGATACTACTATGGTGCAGGTAACTCAATGGGTTACTCATACTCTGGTAGCGAACTACTGAAATCGGATAGCCCAATGCTATCCACAACCGCTGGTACTTACCAAGCAATCTATGGTAGAAAAGTATGGTCGCAACTGAACCAAGAGTTCAATGCGTTCTCTATTCTACCAAAGAGACCTTGGGACCGTTCTGGATGGCGTGTAATTACTGGAAAGCCTAACGGCGGTGCTCTACACGGTGGAGTTGCAGAAAACGCAACACTACCTGAGACTGTAAAGCCTACTTTCCAGCATGTTGCAGCAAAGCCAAAGACCATTGCTCACACATTCGATATGTCTGAAACAGCAATCTTCCTTGCAGACAAGGATGACGGTCTTGGTGACATTCGTTCAGTAATGAAAGAAGAGATGGGTAAGCACCACGCAGAAATGGTAAACAAGATGCTTCTAACAGATACTGCTACAAAGGCTGCTAACAACTTCGAGTCTTTGGATAGAATTACTGTCGGTAACAACCAAATGGCTGCTGGTACTCACTATACTGCTGGTGACGAAGATATTTACTCAATTGACCGAAGTACTAACACTTGGGCTTTTGCTGAAGATAACGCAGACGCAAGCAGTGCTAACAGGAACCTTTCTTTGGACCAATTAGATACACTTTTCCAGAACATCTGGGAACGTGGAGGAAACCCGAAAGTTATTCTAACTGGATATGATACTCTAATGAGACTACAACAACTATTACAGTCACAACAGAGATTCATGGAAGAGAAGAGAGTCACACCTACTTACAACGGAGTAAAGGGTGTACCGGGAATCGAGGCTGGTTTCATTGTTGCAACATACAACGGTGTTCCAATCATTCCTTCCAAGGACGTACCTAAAGACGGAATCAGTAGAATGTACTTCTTAGATACAGACTACGTTTACTTTAGTACAGCAATTCCAACACAATATTATGAGAGTGGTATCGAAACAGGTGACCCATTCGCAATTAACAGACTGGGCCAAGAAGGACTATACCGAACCATGGGTGAAGTATGGACTACTTTCTTTGGTGCTCATGGTAGTGTGAGGGACCTACAATAAACAGGAGATGATTAATTATGGCATTAGTATATACAACAAGCGGAAGTGCGGTATTTACAGAGGATTTCAATCTGGACTTATACGCAGGAACATCAGTAGACGACACAGCATGGCTAGACGGCGGAGCAGCAGCGGAATCATATCCCGGCTCTCTTGCAGGATTCCAAGCAAAAAACAGTAACACAACGGATGCATCAGGTGGTGCAAAATTAGTATGTGGAAGATTTACCACTGCACTTGTAAACGATGAAACATTAACAGTTACATCAACACAAACAGCAAGTGGTGCCACAATAACTACACAGCACAAAATAAAGGCTATAATAATTGGAGACAATTCTACAGCAGCAGCGGGTGTAACACTAAAAGAAGCAATCAGCAGTGCTGGTGTTGCTACTTTCAAGGTTACATCTACATCTGACGCATTAGTTACATGCTGGATGATTATAGAATAAGGTGGATAAAGTATGCCGACTGTACGATATAATGGCCCTTCTTTCTATAGAAGAAGCCCTGATGCGTATAGCCCGGACTTTACACGCGGAGAAGTAAGGGAAGTAACTCAAGCATGGGTTGACGAGTTCAGCCGATACTTAGTTACCCCTTATTTCACCGTAGAAGGAAGTGAAGCAGTTCACAGAGACGAAGGAAATGATGGTATACCTGACGCTTCATGGCGTCGGGGTGCCATTGTCAAATGGCTCGGTGAACAAGGAGTAGACTTGTCCGGCTCATACAGAACAAAAACATCTCTTTTAGCAATGGTAGATTCTCATCTAAACCCACCTATAGTAGAACCAGAAGTTATTGAAGAACCAGTAATAGAGGAAGAAGTTATAGAAGAAGTTATAGAAGAACCCGTTGTGGAAGAAACAACAGATAATAATATGGAGTGATAAATTATGGCATTTGCAAGTACAATAGACACAAGACCGCATTACATTGGTGACCTTTTGATGGTTACTGGAACTTTTACTAATGGAGGAAGTGATACAGGTGGAAACATCGACCTTTCTTCAATGTTAGCAGGAATTATAGGAGCGAGCGCAAATGCTGGCTCTTCTACTGCTGGCACAGGGGCTGGAGTTGACGGAGTTTTCTCCCTCATCAACGGCTCTACATTAGTAATACAAAGTGTTGCAGGTCAAGATGGAACATGGTACGCATTT